GTGGGTGTCAGGTCGATTGATTTGCCGTTTACGTTTGCCAAAGTTAAGCGATGGGTGGCGGAGCCTGTTGTGGGTCGTATTCGGTGGCCAGAATTGCGTAAGCATCAAAGCCGCTGCCTTTGACGGTTGCCGCTGACACCCAGCAATAACCGTTAATCCCCCATTGTTCGCCCCAACTGTTCCGCATGCCGATCAGCCAGCCGTTTTTACCGCGTTTCATGGCAAAGCCGGCCTGAACAGCGTGATTGTGCCAGCCTGCCCGATTTCGCGGCACGCCTTCAGCATCCAGCATGTTGAAACCGGCATTGACCGGCACGCTGAAATTGATCGGCATCCGCAACTGGCAGGCGATGCACATTTCGCGGAAGTCGCTGATCCGGTAGCCAATTTCAATTTTGAATCGCTTCGCGTTCTCGCGTGCCTCGCTGCTGATCTTCCGGGGGTTGATCGTGCCATGTGGCACCAGTGAATCGTTGCAAGTGCCTTTGCGCTCGCAGTGCGTCAGGGCTTCGGCAATGATCGAGCCACGGTCAAAGCCATTGCAGAGATCGGCGTAGATCATCCACGGCGAGAGCGGCACATAATCAAGACCGGCCACATAGCGGGCATCTTCAGCGGCGGAAGCGGCAGCGTGCCCATTGCAAGCCCCAAAACTGCCCTGATTCTTAATCTTGACCGGATAATCGCTATTAGCCCGCAGGTCAAACTCTCGCCATTGGCTTTCAGGTAGATCCGGCAGACCAGCGCGAACCGGGAAGCTGAATTCTTCCGGCGGGCGATGGTTGCCAAGTGCTGTTGCCGTGCCATCAGGTAGCACCCACTGTTCAAGGTTCAAGACTTCAACCCCTTAGCAATCGCCTTGAGTTCTTCCAGTGTTTTGACCTGCTTTGCCTGAATCACCTTCCCGGCCTTGTCCTGCACAATCACCAGCGGCGAGCCGTTCGCGGTAAGCTCCGACCGAAAGCCAAGTAGGTCGATGTCCTGCTCGGTGCTGGCGTAAGTGCGATATTCGACCCCGGCCTTTTGCAGGCTTGTTCTGACCTCTCCGTCTGTGCGCCATGCCTGTTGCTCGGCAGAGTTCGGGTCAATAATGAGAGACAGCCAAGCCGCCCCGTTAATCACTGGCGGAGGCTTTGGGCGGCCCTCGTCGGGCGGTGTCGGCTGCCCACCTGCCGGGAATACCGTGACAGTGCCGGTAGATTTGCCGACATAGTAGGTAAACCCGGCATGGGTGAACGTGATCCGCTCCTCGGTTGAAGGCGGCACGACCGTTGACTGAATCGCCTGTTGAGCGACAACCAAGGCTGTGATAATGCCGATCACTGTTGATAAGCCGCTTTCATGGCCTGCTGCTGTTCTTCAACCACAGCCTTCAAGTCGTCATCGCTGAATCTGATCGGCTGCCCAGACTTCAGGGCGTCGGCGATCTGCTCCAGAATGTACGGCAGCACCGCCCGCAAGAGCGGCACCGCCAGAAACTGGATGATCGGCCATATCACAAAAAACGGCACCAGGCCAACATGGCCCGGCTCGTTCGGTTTTTGGTGTTGGCTCACTTAGCCGCCTTGTCTGCTTTGGCAGATTCCGGCTGAATAATGATCACAGAAACCGGCCTAGATTTGCGCAGGACGCGATTTAACAGATTCGGTCGATAGATTTCAGCCTGAACGACCACCGGAGCCACTACGGGCAAAATTTGGGCGGTTTTGGGGCAGTCGCCTGATTGGCATTGCAGACCGTAAAGAATCACTACTTCAGCCAGCACAGATCACCTGACCTTTCCGGGAAAGAGGATCGAACAGAATTACTTGGTTTTTTCCGCCTGCTGCATTTTGCGGAATGCGATCACTGCTTGAATCACGGCAGCCACAGCAAAGAGCAGTTGAGGCGTGAGTCGCATGGCGAGGTGCAGTAGCGTTTCTTCGGGTGGCTGCGGGTGATTGACCACATAAGCGGCACCCCAGATTGAGCCGATGCCGTAGAGCGTGGACTGAAGCAGCGAAACGCCGGGGCCGGAATCGTCAAAGCCTGTTGCGTCCTGTTGCATGGTCACTTGCTCCCCACTATTACGCCTGATTCGAGATACTTGCGGACTTGAGCGATCGCAAAGCCGATGAAAACGCCCAGCGGGGCGGTCGCGTCAACAAATCGCGGCAAGTCTGATTCCACGACGATAAGCACAGCCACCAATGCAGCAATGCCCGCATTTCGCAGGGTTTTGAGTAATTGCTCTCGGTTGATCTGTCCGATGATGTCAATCTGCATGTCAGGTACCTTTCGGCGTTGCGTGCGGCTGTGGAGAATGTCACGACGGCCAGACCAGCACAGGCAGTTCACTGATCACCTGGTCAGGCGTTGGCACGGGTCGCAGTCCTGCCTGAACATCGGCCTGAATCTGATAGGCAATCAGCCAGCACTGATCACGCCAGGTGAAAAATGCGGCATGTTCAGCGGCCCATTTTGGCACATTTGAACCTTTATAAGTGTCGATTGTCAGCAGACTGTCATATTCGCGCTGTTTAGCCACCTGATCAAAATAGGCTTTGATCGCGTCTGTTGTGATTGCCAGCATGCCCGCCGGGGTCAGTTCCCAGCGGCAAGTTTGTTCGTTCAGCGTGTAATATTCGGCAGGCTCTGGCCGAGGTGCGATGAAGGCGTCTCTTGCTTGATCGTATGTGAATCCGACCGACGCAAAATTCTTGCGGATGCTGCCCGTATAGCTTGTCTGCAAGCACTTTTGATTGCGAACTTTGGCATAATACGCTGCCCAATCGGCAACGCCATCTTGGCCGGGATCTTTACCCGAAAAGACTTCTGTGACCACATTCTGAGGCGTTAAAAGTGCGTAGTATGCCATTAGCTGAATGAGATGTTGCCAGTGCCGCCGGTGAAGGAAAAGACCTTATTGGCCCCGTTTGTCGAATTGCTGTAGGTCAATCCAGCCCCAACTGTGATATTTGTCGTATTGGCAAAGCTGATGATCACAATACCGCTGCCACCATTACCACCGGAGCCGCTGGACGATCCACCACCCCCACCACCGCCACCAGTGTTCGCCGTGCCATTTGCTCCGCTGCCTGATACGGTGCCGTTACCACCGCCGCCAGTGCCGCCAATGCCGCCCGTGCCAGCGCGGACAGAACCGCCGCCACCGCCCGCGTAGATTGTGGGCGTGCCGGTAATATTTGAACTGGTGCCGTTACCGCCATTGCCGCCGGTGTTGGTCGTACCGTTGTTACCGACTGCCGCAGAGCCACCGCCACCACCGCCGCCGTATTGTGCGCCACCAAAGGCGGACCCACCCGCATAGCCTTGCCCGCTTGTACCGTTGCCCGGCGTGCCGCTGGCAGAACCGGCTGAATTGATCGCAGCACCACCACCGGAGCCGCCAGCAAGGCCACTATTAAGCGTGTTATCACGGACGCCACCGCCGCCACCGCCAAAGGCTGTGAGGCTGCCAAGAGTTGAATTTGATCCGGTCGAACCTCTGGCGTTTGACGACGCACCGGAAGCACCCGCACCGCCGCCGCCGATGGTCAGTGTGTGGTTGACGGTAAGACTAAAATTGGCCGTGCCTGTAAGCAATCCACCCGCACCACCACCAGCACCGTCGGGAAATCCCGCAGAGTTTCCGCCACCACCACCGCCACCACCTGCTACGATCAGATATGTTATCGGAATCGTTGGGTATGTAATCGTGCCATTCCAGTTGACGATATAGCCTGTGTCACTCGTTTTACCGTACAGAATCCCGTCTTTGGTATTGATCGCAATCTCGCCATTTGTCAGATTGCCAGCGACCGGAGCCGCTCCGGCAGTGCTGTTGTTTTTCAGCACGATTGTACCGTTAAACGTGGGCATTAATAACTGCCCCCGTTCAGCGTGTCACCATTGGTAAAACCAGCCGCCGGAATGCTTGCCGATAGCGTGCCGTTTGATATGGTCAAGTTTGAGCCAACTTTGATCGCTCCGAGCGTTGTATTTGTCGCTGTCGGTATCGTCCCGCCAATATTGGCATAGGTAAAATTGGCACTTGGCAGATAGGTTAATGCCGCATTGGCCGTAGTCAGATAGATTGATAAATCAGGCGTGCCGGTGATGTTTGAATAAGTCAGGCAAGCCGCTGTGATGTAGCCGTTCGGGTTGGTTTGAAGATAATAAGTGGTTGCCGCGTTGGCAGTTGTCAGATAGAGCGATAGATTGGGCGTTCCGGTTAGGTCAGAGTAAGCTCCAGTTGTTGCAATATTTGCAAGAACTGGTTTGCCGGTCAGATTGGCGTAGGTAAAGTTGGCTGTGGGCAGGTATGCAGTCAGGTTAGCGGGTGTTGCGTAGCGGCTATCGGCACGACCCTGAGTAATAAAATGATCGCTTGACCATGAATAATTCGCTGTGCCTGTAGTCGATTGCAACCCATCGTAGTTGAAAAATATCGAATCGTTATTGTGCCGGATCAGCACGCCGCCAAAAAGATCGTCTGAATTTAATTCAAGCGACGCAACCAGATTGCCTGATCTTACCGCTGTAACGCCTCGATTGAGACCAGTTAAACCGGAGAGAAAAGATACGCTTGCGGTCGTTTTGTTCATGCCTTGCACAGAGTCTGTGCCATAAGACATGCTGATATTACTTAACCTATCCGCCAGATACACGCCATTTGCCAGGCTGGTCACATCGTTGGCAAGTAATGTCACATTGCCTGTGCGATTGTTGAACGTGCTGACGCCCCCGCCCGCTTGTGCCGACAAAAGGCCGTTGGCGTTGATCGTCAGGTTGTCGCCAACGATGATGCCGCCAAGTGTGCTATTAGTCGCAACAGGCAGAACGTAGCTGTTCCCGGTCGTCTGTACGACTACCGTATTATTCGGCTGTTGCCGCACAATCACCTGATTACTTGACGACTGAACCGTCAGGCTGGTGGTGTTCGCTTGTCTGACAATAATATCAGCCATTAGCGGGTGACTTCCGGCGTGACAGTGAGCGTGCCATAAAGCAGCCGATCAACCGTCGTGTCAGGCTTGACCAGTTCCAAGTCGTAAACATAACTGCCCGCAGTCAGGTTAGCCGTTTGGGCGGCTGTCTGCTGAAGCGTGAAAGTGCCGTTGGCGGCTGATGTGATCGTGATATTGCCGTTGGCGGTTGACAGGTCAAGTGTCGTATTAGCGGTATAGGCTGAACGGGCCTGCATGCGGATCGTATAACCCGACAGGCTGATATTCGTGCCGTTAGCCGTTTGATACTGGATCGACTGTGACCAGGTGGCCCCTTGCTCGATTGTCAGATTGCAATTCCCGGCAGGCATTATTCAGCCTCGCCTTCAGCTTGATCTTCAGCCGCTTCGGCTGGTGTGTCCTGTGATTCAATTTCGGCATAGCCCATGATCTGACGGGCTTCATTCAGCGACAACAGGCCGGATTGATACAAGGCCACCGCCCGATCAGAAAGGGCTTTCGTGTCTGCGGCCAACTCTTCGATCTGGCTGGTGTCGAACCTGACTGTGAGCATGTTATCAGGCTGTGCAATCGCGCCGTCATAGCCGGTGGGAAGCGTTCGCACCAGTCGCGTCAACTGCATCGACAATAGTTCAAGGAACGGAATGATCGCATCGCGCCAGCTTGCCCGATTGGCTTCAATCAAGTTGCTGTAGGTCTTGCCAGTGTCCGGTTGCTTCAGCGACATTGGCGACCAGCCAAGTACACCGCACACGCGGGCCACTGCAATCTCGGTCATCTCTTGGACAGAGAGATCTTTCGGGCTGAACCCGGGGGTTTTGATGTCAAGCTCGCCACCCTTGAAGATCAATGGCCTGCCGACGCCCTTGCCAGACACTGCCCGCTTGATGTCGGATTGTAAGACTGCGATATTGTCGCTGGTCATCATCTGCGCCCCCGTGCCGGTCAAGCTGACCAGCCATGAAGGCACACCGGATCGGCTCAAGATGGTTGTTTCGTAAATCGCTGTCAGCTTGATCAGTGCCAACTCTGCCCGCACTGCTTCAAGCGGCGAGCGGCCTCTTGCGGCTGTGGTCGATGACTTGCCGACCCGGAAATGCAGCATTCTTTCGCGTGGCGTGGTGAACTGGAAGCCCCTGCCACCATCAAAGCCGACAAAGGGGTATTCTGTGATTTCACCGATGGCCTGCCCGTATGTCGGCACTTGCAGCCAGCTATACGGGATCGGCTGAAGCTCTCTGATCGTGCCGCCCGTCTGGGTGTCCCGGTCAGAGATGGCAGGTACGTAGGCGTTGCCATCCTCTAAAAGCTGTTGATAAATAAATTCAACCAGCGTTGATTCAGTTTCGCCTGGTGCCGGTTCTTTCCAGATTTGCAGCAGTGGATGATCTACCGGCTCGAATCCGCCTTCCTTATCAAAGTAGCCGACCTGCAATATAGCCTTTGGGACATTTCGCCGCATGGCCTCAATCGCGGCCTTGATTAAAGGGTTATCGCAATAGGGCCGGGCGAGGTTTGCATAATCATCGCTCAAGGCGTTGATGACATCGACTGACCATGCCGATACGTCGATCTCAGTAGAATCAGCGGTAACGCCCGTCCTGAGTGACTTGGAGCGGAACCAGTTGAGTGGGTTGTAGTCAGGCATTTGTAAATAGCGGTGCTTTGTTTAATTCGTTTTCGATGCGTTTTCGTGCGATTTCAGCGTATTCAGCATTCAGTTCAATGCCGATGAATTTAAACCCTTCTCGCAATGCCGCTACGCCTGTAGAGCCGCTGCCAGTGAATGGGTCAAGTATGGTTCCGCCCGGTGGTGTGATTAGGCGGCAAAGATAGGCCATTAAATCGATAGGCTTAACGGTCGGGTGGTGGTTCGTTCGTGGCCCTGATTCAGCTGTTGGTGGCCGCTCGCCATTTGTTACCCGGTAATCTTGATCAGTCCATTTATTGCCATTAACACGATGGACTGATTCCATCTCTTCCAGTCCCGCTTCCCGCTCTGCCTTGCTTGCTTTCGGGCAGTAGAAGAAACGGGCGGCGGAGCCTGAATCATTGAATCCACCAAAAACATCACCTTTGCCAAAAGTTCCTTTTTCAGAATCGTGAATTCCCATTCCTGATTTATTTCTGCGAATCCCAGCTTTGCTTGGTGCAGTATCTGGAAACAACCTCACCACCTCATCGCTGCCATCGTGGATGAAATTGGCAGGCCAGCGGCCACAAGCAGAACCGGCAACCAGCCCGCTTCGGGTGTAATCCATATCATTGCCAAATCCGCCCCCGGGCCTGCCTTTAGAAGTCATTCGATATGATGGGGCTCTAGTATCGTCTGTCCCCACCCTGGACTTATCGATATTTAATGCTCCCGTCCCATGCTCCAGCACGTTTTCAGCTACCGTGCCAGTGAGCGGTTTACGGGCCATTGTGATTGGTTCAAGGGCAGGCTTGAGGGCAGTGCCCCAGCCTTGCCATTGACGCGCGTCGTCGGTGGCAGGAGTTTCCCCATCGACAAAACAGCCACCTTCTTTTCTTGCCTTGTCAAGCCAAGGGCGAGGCTCAAGGGTGCCGACACTACTACCAATTGTCACAGACTTCCAACGCTTTTCTCGCTCCGCCCCTGCCGCCTTATCAATCGCCTTGCTCACGTCCAGCGACTTCGGGAACCCCGATCCGTAGACCCATGCGATCATATCTCTGATTTCAAAGCCTGCATCTTCGATTCGCACCGCCATGCGGTGTTGTGTTCGTGTGCCTGCAAACGCCAAGAGATGCCCGCCCGGCTTCAGCACGCGCAGGCACTCAGCCCAGACCTCAACGCTCGGCACATCGCAGTCCCATTTCTTACCCATAAACGCCAGCCCATACGGCGGATCGGTCACAATCGCGTCGATTGATTCAGCGTCCAGCGACTTGAGAACGTCCAGACAATCGCCTATGTGCAGGCTATAGGGTTGCGTCATGAAAACCACTGAAAAGAGCCATTCCGGCTCAGGTAGTTAAATGCGTCGGCTGCCGCATCCACTTGGTCATCATGCTGACCAGTCGGGAAGCTGCAAAGCTCATCGATGAAAGCCCTGTTCCAGTCGCCCCGCTCAAGCTCCACAAGGCCAGCCTCACAAGCTGCCGCGAATGGCATGGCTCGCACTTCTTTAGAACCTGTAGGCCGGGCTGAAACAGTTGCAAACCCTGCCAAGTTGATTTTGTCCTGCTCAACCTGATCGACCCCCGCGGCACCGGGATCTTGAGCAAGGTGGACGATGGTTTGCAGCCCGTCTATCTCTGCTGTCTGTCGCTGGATGGTTCGCCGTTGGGCTGGGCTCCATTGCCCTCTAACCACGTGGGTGATTCTGTATCGATCACCGATCCTGAGCATTCTGACGCCTGCGGTGTAGTCGCCTGCCCCCGGCGTCGCGGCAGTGTCGTAAGCGCGGCATGAAAGACCAGTGCCAGCGTCAGAATTGGCAATAGGTAGCCAATCAGCACGGAAAAACCCGCCTGATCGTGGACTGGGCCGCTGCTGATAAAGAGCAGAAAAAGCATAAGAGCCGATAGCCTTCTTTATCCGGTCAAAGTCTGCGACGTTGTAACGATCTGGCCAGAGGGCCGCCCCCGGCTGTCGTCCGAGTGTGTCATTCTCTTCGGCAATGGCTGGCAGGCTCACCACGTCCCACCGTTCGCCGCCGTTGTTCGCTTCTTCCAGTAGCTGGCCAGCAAGGTCAAGAGAGTGCCAGCGGGTCATGATCAGCACGATAGCCGCGCCGGGGTGAAGGCGGGTGTAGAGGTCGTTTTGGTACCAGTCCAGAACTCGTGCCCGGTAAGTTGGTGATTCAGCTTCTTGGCGGCTCTTCACCGGGTCATCGATCACTACCAGATCGGCACCGTAGCCCGTTACACCTGAGCCGACGCCTACGGCATACAACCCGCCGCCGTGAACTGACGACCACTGATTCTGTTTGTTTGAATCGTTGGCAAACTGGAAACCGAACCTACTAACGAGCCGCCGCGTTTGTCGGCTGAATGTACATGCGAGGCTGTGGTTATAGGCCCCGACGATGACCCGCATGGTTTGGTTGCGAAGTAGCCTGTAAGCCGGGTAATGAATCGTTGATTGTTCGCTTTTGCCGTGCCGTGGTGGCAGGAATAGCATCAATCTTTTAACGTTGCTTTCTGTTAAACCATTTAGATATTTTCGACATTCAACTAAATGGCTTGGCTTCCAATTATGATTTGGCGTTGCTAAAGGCAACCAATCTTCAAACCCTTGATTCATCAGACATTGTTTCGTCTGACTCGTCGTCTTGAGCATTGATTTCGGAAGTGTTACCGATTTCAGTGGCATATGCGGTATAGGCAGACTGAATCACAGACGCTTCAGCATTGAACAACCACGTTGCGGCTTGAACTGCCGCCCTGTGATCACCACTTGTACTGGCAATCTCTTCCATGTATTCGCGAGTACGAATAACTTTTTCGTCTGGCGAAATGTATAAAGGATTGATCATCCTGATATACATCCGATGATCTCGGTTTCGCGAGTTCGGCTTAGGGCGCAAGCCCCCGGGTTCCCCCCATTGTGGCACTCGAAAAACACTCATTAAACAACTGTCCTAATTTAACATTCCTTTTTTGGTTTGGTCAAAAGATTACCAGTCCACCCGCCCTCGCAGATTGACCATCGATTCAATCGCACCGCGGCCCGGCTGGGCACCCTTGTTTCTTCGCTTGTTGCCGGTCAATCGCTGCATCTCTGCATTGCGTTTAATGCGTGCCTCGCTGATCACTCTCTGAAGTGCGTACTGGCGTTGCTCCCATTTAGCGGCAGCTTGCAGAACCGCGTCGAACTTCTTGTCGGCCCGCAGGCATTTGAGGCAGATAGCAGGCTTGATCTTCTCAAGACTTTTGCCGCTGTCGCAGACTCCGCACGGTGCCTTTTGGCTCGACTCTCGCCAACCGTCAGGCGGCATCATACCGACCAGTTCAACCGTCTGCCCGCCCAGGTACACTCTGACCTGCGCTTCAGCCCGTCGGTTAATTTGATCTTCAGATAATTCTTCTGACAACGAATCCATTAAATATTGACACTAAACGCTAAAAAAAATTACCGCAATCGCAAATAAAAAAAGTTTTATTTGTTTGGGAAATCAACAATTCTCGGCTCGTTAATTTCACCCCATTTATGGAACCGCTGAAGCGGTGTGATTTCCTCCTCGTATATCTCTGAGATCCTGAAATTGCCATCGTCTTTACAGATTGCCGACACGACCCGCGTAACGAGCTTGTCGGGGTGTCGGTATTGGTAGTTGATAAATTTCTTAGTCGGCATGGTGCTATTATAGCACAACTTCTACGGTGATTTCGACGCCCGGAGCCTCGCCAATCTCGCACCAATGTTTCTGACAGAACCGTTCTGTGACTTGGCAATCGTCCTTATAAACGATGCCGGTCAGTGCATCTTCGGTGCATCGAATCAACTTTGTCAGGTCAGGCTTCTGGATGTGATGTTTTGGGGCGGTGTCTTTGATCTTTGCCGCGTTTTTGCCGCTCCCAAAATGGCACTTGGGACGGGGAAAGTAGAAGTCAATCGACATCGCCACCGCTTCGGTCGTCAACTTGACCCCGGCGTCAGTCATGGCCTGCTGTGCGTGCAGCGACACAATCGACTGCCACGAGGTTTTCCGCTTGGCGGTATCCATGACGATGATCCGGCCCGTTTTCGGGTGCATGAATGCTTTCTTGGAGCCAGACGGGCTGGCGATGCCTGGGACAAAAAAAGATAGTTTCATTTCATCGCCCCCGTTTCATGGCTTTCAGATACATCACCACCAATGCCGCCATCATACCTGACAGCGTAAAACTGGCCACAGCGGCGAAGATTGACAAAGCTGTTTCAGGCATCTTTTTGAATCCCTTCCAATCGTTGAATCTCTCGGTCAACATACCATCGCGCCTTCCGCAGATCCTCGATCACATCGCCCTTTTCGCCTGCCCGCCACAGGTATTTAATCGCATTACCACGGCAGAAATTGAAGTGTTCCGTGATCTGGATGCACTCCACGCCTGAAGGATGGTTCTTATAATGATCGGGGTTGATGGCGTCGCTCACTCTGCTTGCCCTTTCCAGTGTTCGACTGTTAATGTCTCTGTCCGCCAGAGTGAGTCTCGATACGCAACCGCTTTTTTATGGCTGCTGAAACAGCCTGAAACGATCACGCCATCTTCTTTGATCACCCACACCGGCGGGCTGACAATACCGGCCTCAATCAGTGCGTTAGCAAGTGTCGCAAGCTGAGAATTGTCTGGCATTAATGGCCAGCCGATTTGCCCTTCCAGATAATCTTTAATCTGCTTAATGTGCTGATCGGTCACATCTTCAGGCTTGATCGGCATCGCTGGCCTCCAGTTGAATGTCGCAGACACAAAACTTCGGCTGCTGATTGCACCCTGAGCAGATCAATTCATCAAGCCTATCTCTCAGCCGCTCCACCTCCGCCACCAGTGCCAGCACCACGGCAGGCGATGCGGCGGCGATGTGATTTGCGTCTTTTGGCCACCACACTTCTGCAAGGTGCGGCCCTTCGTCATCACCAGTGATAAATATACTGCCATCGCTGGCTTCATAGACTTTCCACTGCTTGCCGCCTGCCGCCTCTGCCTTCTGTCGCAGATCACTCAACAGGTCGGGCGTGATTTCAATGCTCATTTCTCCACCCCCAATTTCTCCGCAGCCCATGCCTGAGCCTGTTCAAGTGTTTTAAACTTTGCAGCAGCAGACCAGCACCTTGTATCAAGATCCAGTTCACCTTCAACTAACATGTGCCAGCCTGCGCACACAATAAATGGATATTGGGCAGTTTCCACCCGCTGAATCTTGGCCCATTGATCGCCATGCAATGCCAGCCAGATTCTGCCGTTAGTTGTCCATGTTAGTGGCATTGCAAGTCCTTTCCTCTAGTTGGATCTCAAGATGGCGGACATACAAAGCCACCTGCTGCAAGAGCCTTCCGTTATTGTCAAGCATGAGATCATCTCTGCCCCAGTGCCTGATCAGTTGCTTGGCTTCCTTAAACGAGTTATCCGCTTGTCTTTCAAGTTCATTTATTTGGTCTTGAATGCGGATTCCTGTCTCAATCACAAGTTCAGATACATAGCTGCCATGCTTCCGCATGACAATTTGTGCCACTTCAAGTGCTGCCTTATCGGCTTTCAACTGTTCAATCTGTTCGTTCATTTTCACTCCCCCCACACTGGAACAACCTTTTTGTCGATGCTATCGCCGATAGATTCCAAAGCATCTTGTTTTGAAAAATACATGCGATATTTTGTGCTGCCCATGATACCTCTGGATCTCGCCTCATAATCAGGCTCTCCGGCGGCGATCACCGCCCAGAACGGCTTACCTAGCTGCTCCGGCTCGTTAAGCTGCTTTGCGGCGTCGTCAGGCTGTTGTTGCAATTCCCTGACTATTTCGTGGGCCAGAGTGTGCATTCTGAGGCCAATCTTGTTAATCATTACCTCAATGGTGTGGCCGTCAACAAGACCGGGAATATCTTGACTGACATGCCGAAGGCTGGTGGCCATGGCTTGAATGCGGTTGTATTGCTCAATTAGTTCTTTCACGTTATCCCCCCCACACTGGAACGACTTTAGACTTTCGTAATTGCGATGCATACTCTTCGGCGTGACTTTGTGCAAGAAATATCTGATAGCTCACCTGCTTTCGTGGGCCAAGTTGCTTTTGCCAAACGTCATCTTCGGCATCGGCAGGCAGCACTGCCCAAAGCGGTTTAAAATGTTGTTCAGCGTGAACATCGCACTTGCTATTCTGCATCAAACTGACTATCTCATGGGCATGCTTGTCCAGCTTCATGTCAAGGTGCGTGATCGTGTTGCCAATCGATGTGCCCAGCTCAATCTCTGGCAAGTCCAGCACAAGCTGCCGAAGCGTAGCAGTCAAATCATAAATACGCTTGTACTGTTCCAATAACTCTTTCATTTTCCCCTCTTTTTCTGCTCTAGTTCTCTTCGCCTGTTCCGCCGTTTCATGGCACACGACAAGCATCGGGTGCTACCTTTTGCAACAATACACTTGCAATCTAAACACTTGCCTTTTTCGGCGCGCTCCCGGCAGATCTGACAAGTGCCAGTTTTGTTGTAATTTGAGATCGGCAAGCCGCAGACGCTGCACCCATACAAACATTGCGTGCTTCTGGTGATCACGACCAGCTTTTCCTCGACCGTTTCATAGCGGCCCGCTAAGGCGTCTTCAAAGTATTTTCTTGCTGAATCCTCTGAGACATTTAGCTCACTGATCACTTCAGCGAATGCCCGCCGTATCGTGTTGCGTCTGACTGCCGAAATGTCCCGCTCATAAGGCTGCCAAGCCGCATCAGCCATGCTTGTTAGCCTCAATCGTGATGCCTGCCCGTTTGGCGTCGGCTTTAGCCATCTGACCTAATTCAATCGACTTCGCCAC